AAAAAACCCGCCGAAGCGGGTCGATGTTGGGATTTTTGCCTATTAAAAATAATCTGCGGTATCAAGCGCGGGGAGTGAGCAAGCTACTTGCATAGCCTTAACGTCACCTATCTTTAGGTCACCTACGTTACCAGCACCTCTAGCAGAGGTAACCTGAGCCCCGTTCATTTTCATTCCTGCATACATAATCGGACGGTAGGTAGATGCTCTGTTGTAATCCCCTGTCTGCATACCGATACTGCATAGTGGAACCATGGGTGCTCCAGTGATACTTCCCCCACTAATGCCAGACCAAGATAATATTTCCCCATTACTGGTATCGTAGTTTTTAAACCCAGACATATTAAAAACTGCGCCATTCCATTTCGCTGGCGCATACTTAGAGCTAAACGTTATTTGTCCAGCCGCGTTACGGATTAATATGCCATAGCCGGAGGCTGGCTTTTGTGGTGAGAATCCACAACTGACTATGACAATCCTTACACCTGTTACGCTGCCACCAATTGCCGAGCCTTGTGTACTCGAGAAGGATGTGTAACTTTCTAGCCTATTCGAATCTCTGTTTAGATAGATTGGCGTGGTGGTGTTGTTCCAGTTAGCAAAGACAACGTAATTGCCCAAAGAAACAATATCGCTTGGGATATTCCACGTTCCATTTATATCGACCGTACCAACCCAAGTCACAAACCCTAAGTAGCTGGTATCCGATATTTCAAGGAAGTTAGTGCTATTAGTGAATCTCAGGCCGTAACCGCTAGCCGACTGAGCACCGCCAACAGAAAAAATATCGACTACGGCTGGCGTGAGCTGGTTATAGTTTGGGTAGTTGGTGTCATAATTGACCGTCAACGTATTCCCATTGAACGACATTGAATTAGTCATCGCTCGGCCAGCACTACCATCACCTATCTTCCCTTTAATGTTTACGAGCCGTCTAGGGATTATGATAGAGGTCGCACCACCTTGCATTTGTTTGGTTCCAGCCGAGCTATTACCTGAGTTTTTCCCGTCTCCAAGAGTGTTAATGGTTACTGATCCAAGGTAAGAGATAACCCGGGCATTTGATAGCTCAATAGACCGACTAAATCCATCTGGGGTATATCTTATTCCGTAGGTCACGATAACTTCCCCATAAATGCGCGTTCAGTGCCGTTGGCGTCGTAGCATCCTATCCCATGGTTATTAATTCGTACTGAGCCATCGCCATCGGTACCATTTAACTCCATCGAACCATCTTTACCGATTCTCCAACCAACGCTATTCGCCACGTAGTTATTTGACTGAATATAGTCGCCTATCTTTGCCGATGTGATCGTGCCGTCAGCAATGAACGCCTGATTAATAAAGACTTGGCCGTTTTGTATTGCGAACGGAGAGTAAGTTTTCCCTCCCGCTTGACTCATCATCGCAAATCTATCCGCGAGAAATAATACTTGCGAACTTACTCCACCGTCACCGGAAACTTGCACACCGATAGACATACCGGCTGAATAGTAGGTGCCCTTATACGTCACGCCAGCATTAACACTAAATACCGCTGAACCCGTGCCGTCTGTAGAGAATTGCGTCGTGGCTTTCTGAGAGATTGCCGCGGTATTTTCGCCAACAGTTGCCTGTATTTGGTCAAACTTCTGCGCATAAGCGTGGTCATTATCGGCGATAGTGGTTTTCACCGAGATAATGTCAGCGCGGTTCTGTCCATTCACGACCATTTGATGATCGACAATCGCGTTATTATCGAGCGCATTCTGTAGAATACCTTCAACGTTAGTGTCAATCTTGGCGACTAACTGCTTGCCTGCCTCGCTTTGAAGCACTTGGTTGGTAATGTCGCCGAGTATTTCAGAGGCATCGATACTCGATTGACCTTCAACGAACGCCGTCCAGTCTCCCTTGTTGCCAATTTTGTCGATTATCCTAGCCCGGTACCAGCGGCGCACACCTGCTGGCATGGGGCCATGCTGATAATTACTCCCCGGATAAGGAACGAGTGTGAGAAGCTGAGGGTTTTGCCCGTCAGCAGTCGTAGCAACCTGTAATTCAGTGTACGCGGTGTCGCCAGAGCCATCAGGAAACGCCCATGTTAGGTTGATATTCCACACCACATCATCGGTAGCGAGTAGATTGACGGGTGTTCCGGGCTTACCAACTTTACCGGATAGCGCCACACCCTGAGCATACCCCCATGGCGAGGATACATCAGCGGCGTTGATGGCCCTCACGCGAACATCATAAACGCCAGCATAAATCCCCTGTACAGAGAAACCTTGCGCGCTGGTCAAGCCAACATTCACCCAGTCACCGTTATCTTTACGCCATTGCGCGGTGTAGTTTATTGCCCCGTCTACCTTATCCCATGCTGCTTGCAGTGTGGCCACAGTGACACCTTGGGCGATATGGTCAGTTTCAGTGACCACGATATTTTGTGGCGAACTCATCACACTGGTTGGTGTAACCGTGACGGGGGCCGGTTGGATTTTCACCCCGTCGTCAATATAGCGAAACTTATTCGGGTCATACTGGACAGCGGCAATGGTAAAGGTGCCGTCGTCATTATCCGTAATCGAGGTCACCCGAAATTGTTGAGCCGCTAGATTGTCACTATCGATAATCCATACCGCCCCGGGAACAGGGTCTGTTTTGTAGGCTGTGTTAACGGTGATGGTTTTCTTATCTGCCGCGATGCTGGCAATGGTGCGAGTCTGCGAAGTGCCGTCAGGTAAGTTAAGGATAAGCCTGTCACCTGCCGTGAAATCAACCTCTCTATCTAGTGTGATTTTTAGGCCATTAACTGCTGAGATTCGTCCGCCGTTTTGTTTTCCGGCCCGATATGGGTCAGCCACACCGATAATTGAAGTCGGTATCGGAATGTGACCGTCTAACCCGACACTGAATGACACGGTGGCATCTTTCGCGTTGGAGAGTAGCGCCCAGCGACCGCGCCTGTGTGCCTCACTCTGGGACGTGCACCCGATGGCGGTTAAGCTCATCTGCTGCACACCGTAACGCTCAACTAAATCCGAGTCGTAGACTGCCTCAATGGTGTCGGAGTAATGGTTGGCTGGGTCAGAATAGCTCACCTGACAGGAAGTATTGCGGTTCTTGTATGAGCCGCCGGCATAGCTAAACATCCCATCAACGACATTCGCTGCAGTATATGTCCATTCCAAATCATCAACCGGCACGTCTGCATTGACGATGACTTGTGAGTTGCCCCAGAAGGTAATGCCGCGAAATATCGCCGCAAAATCTTGCATCACAGTAAAAGCTTCTTCCTGTGATTGCACATAAGCATTACAGGTAAAGCGAGGCTCGGTCCCGCCAGCGCCATTTGATACCATATCGTCACAGTACACCGCGATTTGATACAAGCCCCACTTATCAATCATTGAGGCATCGACACGGTTACCCATACCGTAAATCTTATCGAGAATCAGGTCGTAGAATACCCACGCAGGGTTATTGCTATAAGCCAGCTTAAAATTACCGGACCAGCTACCAGAATAAGTCCGTGTCACCGGGTCGTAGTTATCCGGTACGCGGATTAACTTACCCTTCATCTTCACCGTGACTTTCGGTGCGCCGTTGGTGAATTGTTCTGAATTAACCTCGACGTATAGCAGAGAGGTGTTCGGGTAACGCAGCTTGCTGTCGATGACCTCAGCGAAGGAGAAAATCTTAAAGGTATTGACCAGTTTGGTGTCGGTAGAGTCAGCCGTGATGCGTCTTACACGAATAGCCGAAGACTTAGCACCACTTACTAAATCAATGCGGTGGTCACGCTGATACTCGGAAGTCGTTTTACCGTCAAATTTTCCCTGTACAACAGTTTGATAGCTACCGCCATCGGTAGATAGGTCAATTGCGTACTCGGTGACAGTACCCACCATATCGCCATTATCTTTATACTGGTATTGTGCTGGAACACTGAGTTTAATGCGGATCGCATCCAGTGAGGTATCGGTAAATTGGCGCGTCCATGGATTCGTGGTAGTGATGGTTTGCCCGACTGATAACTCGTTATCAATCTCTGGCATACCTTGAATATATTCTTGGTCTTGTGTGCCGCGTCTAAACTCCCACTTTACCCCTGTGAAATTATACGAACCGTCATCATTGGCCAGCGGCGTATCATTGAGGTAGATTTGCTGCGCGGTGACCGTGCCTTCCACTTCCCCTTCACACACCGCAAGCAACATTTTAAGCTTGGCTTCAGAGAGTAAGTTATCAGCTTGCTCAACAGGAGTATGGGCTTTTGCAGCACCGCCCTTGCGGCCTTGTATCGGGTAATCTTGAATAAATGCCATGTTTCACCCATAAAAAAAGGCCACCGAAGTGACCTGATTAGATTCGTTAAGTTATTGCTGGTCGCTAGAGAATATCCCTGCACTAATCACCGCCCCGCCGACCTCTCGCTCACCGTACAGCACCGGCACCGGATAGCCCATTGCCACCGTATTCACCGGAGCGCCAAAGGCATAATTCGGTTTGTTGTCAGCACTGGAAGAAGATCCGACGCTCATATTTGGCTGCGGTGTTAGCATCTGGACGACGCCGCCGAGCGACATCGATATTCCGATACCGGCTAATGCAGTGGCTGCGGTGCCTGCACCGGCAGCAGTTAAGCCAATAGCAGGTATGCCCGCTGCGGGAATTAACAATGCGGCACCAATAACAGCCGCCCCGATAACCACTTGCAGTAACCCGCCACTTTTCGCGCCTCGGGGAACAGGCTGCATGGTGTAGGTATTTTCAGAGCGAGTCAGGTCGAAACCTTCTAGTCCAACATTGCTCTTGCCAGAGAAAAAGGCGAAGTGAACACCATCATGATGCGCGGTAGCCAGGTATTTTTTAAAGCCCTTCACCTGGGAGCACATCGCTCGAATCATTTCGTTTAAGTCAGCAACGTTGAATTGATGAGTCTTACCGAATTTCTTAGCCGCTTGGCCTTTAAGGATGAGGGTTTTTAGCATCAGGAATATCCTTGTGTCGAACAATGCGCACGGTCCTGTCACGGAAGTATTGACCATAGGGAACGCGCGTTGAGAGATTACCGAAGTTGTGATGAAGAATCAGGTTATCGCCAAGATAAATGGCTGCATGGTTGGTCACTGGTGCGCCGATTTGCATCATTATCATGTCACCGGGCTGCGGGGTCTGCACCTCGATAAATCCCTCATCGCGCCAGTTATCATCGTAGCGGTTTTCCTTGCCGCCGACCCACCATTCATAGGGTACCGACCAGTTACGCAGCTCTATACCATACTCTCGCTTGTGGTAGTCCATAATCAGCGACCAGCAATCAGCGTGACCGAGCACCCAAGGACGACCAACATAATCTCGGTCAGTGCGTGGCGAGAATGTGCAGAAATCACCATCAGGCCACGACATGATACCCCACTCAAGGCCAGAGTAATCGCACTGAATTCTGTCCATTTCTGAGGGGATAAGAACCGGCACATCAGGGTGAGAATGGATAATCATAATCACCTCGCCTTCTTGTTCGGCTGACCGGTAATCACTATCGCGCATCACAAAGGTGTTTAGCGGGTCGTCAGCATCATTGTGGCAAGGGATATAGGTTTGCTTATTCCCCTTCTGGATAATCACGCCACAGGCTTCATTCGGGTATTCAGCGATAACATGCTGGCGTATTGCCTCGAGCAATTTCTCACGCATGATTATTTCCCCTGTAAGTTGGCCCCCGGAAAACCACCAAATGGAAGAGGTGAGCTTTTGCCGATTCTACGCTTGCAATCATCCATCAGCCCCCCGCAGACATCCTTTGAAGGGTCATCTGTAGGCGTTCCATCCTTAGTAAAATATTTACTCCCCGCATAATCACAACCCGTCCCTGAGCGATACCAGCCTCGCATACACCAGGTACAAATGGGGGTTATTTGGCGAGTTGGAAGTTGCAAGGATTGCAGATTAAACGGTGAGCACAACTCGAATTCTACTTGGGCACGAGTTTCCGAGGTTTTAGCGTTGATATAGAAAAGCCGCTCTCGCTCTTCATTGGGATTAGCGTCTGGATTGCCTTGCTTCCAGTTAGCTGCATCCAGATACCTTTTAAAGGTGTAATGAACTTTGACCTTGGCCTTCACCATGTCATCGTATTGCAGACAGAGCGCCGTCACGTAGTTCATCACGTTCCCGACCGATAAGGTGGGTGTGGGCTGTGAGCCTTCACTCGATACATCTACACCTTCTAGCTTATACGGATGCGGGTCGTACTCATTACCCTGCCAGATAATCGACGGAAGGTTTTCGGCTGCGAATGACTGCCAGCCCTCTTCGGAAATGTTGTAGGCATGGAATCGATGTACCTTATCCATGCCAAACTCGGTACCGTCCACTTCAATGAGCTGAACAAGCGATCCGGGTTCTAATTGCTGTAAGTCTGCTGTGAATGACATATTTCACCCATAAAAAAACCGCACGGAGGCGGCACTGATCAAATATCAGGATTATGTAAAGAATAAATCAGGCGTAATTTACTGACTCAGCCCATCAGTGATGACGCACTGATGTAACTCAATGATGAGGGATGGCTGATTACCTCTGAACAAGGATTAACGATGTCTGATAATGAATTGCAAAACGAATTAGCTGAACTACGCCAGAAGCTTTTAACTCACGAATTAACTACAGGTATACTCTTAATCAATGTTATTAGGCTGCTTAACCAAGTTTCACCTAATAAAAATGCTTCTGAGATCCTTCTGCAATTACTTCAAGAAGGGCAAGAAAAAATCAAAGAAACTGATGCGAGGAGTGACCATCATACTAAAGATGCTTTCTCTAAATCGATTTCAATAGTTCAGTCGGCATTAAAGCTGCAATAAACTTTAGCTTAGCGTCAACATCATAGGCTTTAAGCTCGTTTAATTTCTTCTGATAATTCATGGTCAGATGGTCTCTCCATTCTGCATATCATCTGGCCTTTACCGTCCACAATTTGGGAATCAACTGAGGTTGTTTTTGCCAACCCACTGCTATAATTTTTAACCTTATCATCAATCTCAGATACTTCATTACGCTTTGATACCTCCATCAGACGAGGATCGCTTTTCGATTCCCAGTTACTCGCCCTATCTCCATTAATAGCACTCCACAATGGAGAACCTTTGTACTGCGCTTGCTGGTTGATAGTTTCACAAACTGCTTTCTGGAGTTCTTTATCTAAAGATTTGCGTGAACATGAAATCTCACCAGAAATATTCGCCGGAGAGATAAATACCTCGCCTTGTTTAATTTTGAAATTAGCATCGGACATATTGCTGTTATTGTTGGCGTTAGTCAGAATCAAGCTGTTAACAAGCTTAGTTAAATTTTCAACTTTTCCGCGTAATTCATCTATCTCTTGGCTTTTTGAGTGTGAAGACATCGCATTATCAATAATGCCTTTAATTTCTTGCTCGATACTCATACCTACTCCTAAGGCGCAAACGCCTGTTCAAATGTGAATGATGTTGTAATGTACTGGTTGTTAAGGAATGATGTCTTAATTGAATCAGACTTAACTCGATAGAGTTTCCGCTCCCCCCATGGATTAACCCACCAGAAGGAAGTGGCCACGTGCGAGATAAGGAAATCTCTTAAGCTTTTGGCTTCTGCTATGAATGAATTATTATTCAAATCCCATGACTCAGATGTTGGATTGATTCCAGACATAGCAATCTGCTTATAACCATCGCCAAATTGCGCACTTCGGACATTGTTTGCAATTGTCTCAGGTATTGAATAGGTGCATGAAAAATTAAAAGTGTCTGTCATCTTTATCGTCCCTTAATAGCTCTCCAGAGTGGAGTACCTTGCCTATTAACTTGATCGTTAATTGCGTTTACGACAGTTTGCTGTATCTGCTTACCAATACTGTTTGCATCGACAGATGATGCAGGTTGGTTACTGCTAGAAGGTAAGTTCACGGTTATTCCACCTAAGTCTATATTGAGAGAGCCACTACCACCTGCGGAAACTGATGTAGCCATATTCCTATTACTTATCACTTTCCCATTGTCGCCTGGAATCATGTACTGACTACCATTGCTGGCTTGGAATATCTCAGGCTTCCCAGACTCGCCGACTCGATACAATCCACTACCATTCACTGGCCCACCGTTCTTTCTTGCGCCTGACACATAGCTTTGCCATCCAGAAGATAGACCTAAGGCGCCAGTGTTAAGAGAAGGTGTTGCGACAGATGGTGAAGAGATACTGCTTACTCCTCCCATAAAAGAGCCAAGAACAGTACGCACTAACATGGCCTGAATGCCGACTTTTATTAACTGCTCAAGCATTGCATTAAGCGCGCCATTAGCAAGATTTCTGAAAGCCTCGCCTGCTGACTCGGTGCCAGTGATAATTCCTGATAGAGCACTTGCTGAGCCAGAACTCAATGTGTCAATACCAGCACCCATTAGCTGATTTATTTGGCTCTGACTCTTCCATAGGTTCCACATAGCATCGTAGCTATCTTGGTTGTACTTAGTGTCTTGCGCCTGCTTTAATGCCGCGGCCTGACCATGTGCTAATACACCCGCCTGCTCATACTGGTTTATGAGTGATAGTTTCTCGGCATTCTCATTAGCCAATTGCTGAACAGGGTCCACTTGCCCGGCGAGAGATTGCTGAGGCGTGACGGCGTTCTGGCTGTTAATTTTAGCTAGATTACCAATATGCTCAGCCGCAAGTCTCTCAGACTCCTGCTGATACTGTTGCTGGCTGATAATTAAATTACCTTGGGAGTCTCTTTGGCCTTTAAGTAATTCAAGTTGAGCGGTTTTACTCTGGTAATCATCGTTTTCAGCA